GGATTGTATCTAAAAAGAAACCTCATCGCGATTTAGATTTATCTTTAAAGATACATCCTATACGTAAGGATATTATACCTTTAAAAGACGATGCTGCTATTAAAAATGCAATAAAAAATTTACTTATAACAAATTTTTACGAAAGACCATTTCAAGATGATTTAGGAGCTAATCTGAGAGGATTACTTTTTGAACCAGCTGGAGTATTAACTAATATAGAACTAAGAGAACAAATAAGGTTTGTAATACAAAAATACGAACAAAGAGTAGCTATAAGAAGTATCGATATTATAGATAATACTGATAGAAATGAATATCGCATAAATGTAAGATTTAAAATAAAAGAATTCGATTCAAATGATTCAGTTGAAATCGTATTAAGAAGGTTAAGATAAAATGGCAACAAACTTAAATGTAACGGAACTAGATTTTGCAGATATAAAAAATAATCTCAAAAACTTTTTAAAACAACAAACAGAATTTAATGATTATGACTTTGAAGGTTCAGGCCTTAATGTCTTATTAGATGTATTAGCTTATAATACTCATTATAATGCTTTAAATGCTCATTACTCATTAAATGAATCGTTTTTAGATTCAGCTCAGATAAGAGGTAATGTCGTAACAAGAGCTAAGTTATTAGGATATACACCTAGGTCTGTTTTATCTCCAAGAGCAAAAGTAGATTTAGTAGTTAATATTGCTGGAGAAACTGGTACAATTCCCACAACATTATTATTGGCAAAAGGAACAAAATTAAATACAGTAGTAAGTGGTGAAGAATTTCAATTTGTTGTATTAGAAAATCAAACAGCTACTTTATCTGGTACATTATATACGTTCAACGATGTAACTATTGTTGAAGGAACTTCAAGAGAATTAAAATATAGAGTTGATAATGATATAGAAAATCAGAAATTTCAACTCTCTGACTTTGATGCTGATACAAGCACGTTACGCGTACGTGTACAGGCAAATGAGGAATCAACAGCATTTGATGTATATACTAAATTTGAGACATTAAGAGGTGTAGATTCTACATCAAAAGTTTATTACTTACAAGAAAACCCAGGCGGTTATTATGAAGTATATTTTGGAGATGGCGTAACTGGATTTAAGCCAACTAATAATAATATCGTAACACTTGATTATGTAACTACTAAAGGTACTGAAAGCAACGGTGCAAATTCATTTACTATGGTAGATTCAATCGGAGGTTTTGCTAATATATCAATCACATTAGATACTGCAGCTGCTGGTGGAGCTGAAGAAGAAACAATGGAGTCAATAAGATTTAACGCTCCTCTTACTTTTATATCACAAAACAGAGCAGTAACCGCTGATGACTATGCAGCAATTATTAAAAAGGAATTTAGTAATATAGATTCTATCTCAACATGGGGTGGTGAAGATAATGACCCACCTGACTATGGAAGAGTATATGTTTGTATTAAACCTTTATTAGCAGAAACACTTACAACAGCAGAAAAAACAAATATTACCGGAGCTATTTTAAAAGGTAAGAATGTTGTATCAATTACTCCACAAATAGTAGACCCTAACTTTACTTATTTAGAATTAGATGTATCATTTAAATATAATCCTAATTTAACAGATAGAAGTTCTGTTGAGTTACAATCAGTAGTAAGAGATACTATAACGGATTATAATTTTAATAATTTAAATAAATTTGATGGTGTGTTTAGACACTCACAGTTAACAAGGAATATAGATAACAGTGACCCTGCGATATTAAATACAACAGTAAGACCGAGAATGTTTCAAAATATTACACCGGCAAATAATGCATTAAATAACTTTAGTTTAAGTTTTTCATCTCCTTTTTTCCAGTCAGGTAATTCAAGTGCATTTTTAATATCATCTTCAGCTTTTAAAATAAATAATGTTGACCATTTCTTTGGTGATGAGCCTATTACTGATTCTACTAAAAGAAATGTAATTGTTTATAAAGTAGTGAATGAAGTTAATACAACAGTGATTAAAAGCGCTGGTGAAATAGATGTAGATAAAGGTACTATTCTTTTAAATAACTTTACACCTGATACCACTGATAATATTAAAATTACTGTATTACCTAACTCACTAGATTTAGGACCAAAGAGAGACCAATTAATATCAATTGACAATAGTTTTGTAGTTATAACTCCAGAAATAGATACAATTGCAGTTGCTGGTTCAGCCGGTTCTATAGACTATACAACAACATCAAGATTTAAATAATGGGATATAAAAAAACATTAACTCCTGGAGCAATTGAAATTGACCAAGGAACTCTGTCTCAAACGAAAGAAGATATTCGTTTAGACCAAATAATACCATCCGAAATATTAGAAAATAAAGATAAGCTAGATAAATTCTTACAAGCTTATTATACATTTATGAATATGGATGAATTTATTTATCAAGAAAATAATGTTTTTACAGATGTTGTATTAAATGGCCAAGCACAATTTAGAATACCTGACCCTAATAACGAAAATAATAAATTTTTTACAGATGAAACTGGTGCAGGGTCATCTCTTGTTTTAACAGCTCCTGATGGTACAACAACTAATATAACTTTAACTGATGTCAATGTAGCAATAACAAATGGTAATGAACTACCTGGGACACTCGTTAATTCAACATCTGAAATAGGTAAAACATTTACTGTTAACGGTTTATCAGCTCATAATAACTCTTCAGCCAAATTAACAACAATACAAAAGAATTGGGTAGGTCCAGGTCCATCGTATGTAATGAATACGATTGAACAGGCAATGGATATCGATACTAATAGCTCAGGCTATTTAGAATTAATGCAAAAAGAAATTGCTGCTACAATTCCAAGAGGAGTTACTGTAGATAAAAGAACTCTTTATAAACAAATTATAGATTTTTATAGATTAAGAGGTACATCAGATTCTATTGAGATATTTTTTAAAATATTATTTAATGATATTGCTGAAGTAGAGTTTCCTTATGATAAAGTATTAATACCATCATCTGGTAATTGGGATGTTAACGCAGCTCTTCCAAAAGGTGGACAATATTTAGATAATAAAGGATTCTTATCTGATAGTATTGTAGTACAAGATAGTAAAAAATATCAAAAGTTTTCTTATTTAATTAAGACTGGTAAAAATTTAGCCGATTGGGACTTATCATATAATAGATTAGTTCACCCAGCTGGATTTATTTACTTTGCAGAGATATTAGTATTCTTACAATTAACAAAAGCTGTATTAGGAGAAGATGTTTTTAATCCTAATGGTTATGTAGACCTAGCTCCAAACGGAGAACCTTCTGGTAGAAAAAGAACAGATGATTTAGGATTAGCAATAAGGAAAGTTTTATCAGCAATACCAGATAGACAGCCAGGTATTATAGGACCAGAAGATGTTCCAATACTTGTTGAGATGTTTGTTTCGGCTTTCTTACCTACTATTACAGCAAAGGTTCATAAATCAGGTACTGTTTCAGTTGATTTAAAAAATGGTATTATAAATGGAACAACAATAACATCTGGCGGTACAGGTTATACCGCAGTTCCTGTTATAACTTCATCAGATAGTGGAACTCCATCAGGATTTACAACAGCAACATTAACAGCTGTTCTTACAAATGGTTCAGTATCTTCAATAACAATAGGTAATGGTGGTAAAGATTATAATACAGCAGTTTTAAGTATTGCTGCTCCAACAGCTCAAACATTTAATGGTTCAAGTAGTTCAATTGTAAGTACTTCAAATAATAATATTACACTTACTGCAACTCAAAAAAATTCATGGGTAGCAAATGATAGTATTACATATAATAGTGGTGGAGGAACATCAATTGGTGGATTAGTTTCTGGTACAACATACTTTGTTAAAACAATATCAGGCAATGCTATTTCTTTATCAGCAACAGCAGGCGGAGCAGAACTTAATATATCAGGAGTTGGTTCCGGAACATCACACACATTTACAGGAGCAACTGCAACTGCAACTGCCACAACTTTAAACGGAGCTTTGGAAGCACTTACAATAGGAGAGCCAGGATTTGGTTATACTGGTTCGTCACTGACAATCACTTTTAATGGTATATCCCTCCCAGGACTTTCTGGCGTTGCACCGTCGGTGACGGTAGGTTTAGACGCTTTAGGAAGACTAAACAAAGATGTTATAACTGTTAACTCAGAAGGTAGCAATTGGCAAAATTTAGTTGGAACAGCTCCAGCAAATCCAAATGCAACTAAAATAGCATCTGTTGATGTTGTAGGATTAGCAGATAAAAACTTTTTAGTAGCTCCAACAATTTCTTTTCCAACGCCACAATCAAAAGATGCGACAGGAGCTTTCTTATCTACAAACGTAACGGCAACAGCAGTATTTACTATAGATAGCGACGGAGAGATAACCGGTACAACAATAACAAATGCAGGAAGTGGATATATTAATGACCCTATTCTT